CTCCTGTGTTACCATCACCATTAGCACCAGTAAATACTCCTACAACTTTAATATCAGATGATCCAACATTCGACATTAAACCTAAAGCAGCAGCAGATTGTGATGATCTACCTAAAGCTTTACAATTTGCAGCAGCCGTGAAAGCTGTTGCATTCGAAGTTGTACCAACAGAAAAAGTTGCCGTACCAGTATCATTAGATACTGTTGTAACATCAACGTGTACAAATAACACTTGTGAATTAGCTGGAATTACTGCAACATTAGTATTAGCAGTTGCTCCAGTTATATTTATGTCTTTACCCTGTACCATTGTTACATGGCCAGTATTTCTTACATTAGAACCTAAAGTAGTTCCAGTTGTTTCGTTAATCGTTCCCGCTTTTATCGGTCCCGAAAATGTAGTTGTTCCCATAGTCTACCTCCTTAGTAGTCTGCTTTCGCAGTCGTAGGGTTAAACACTAGGCGTATTGCTACGCCTAGTATTAAGATTTTATTATGCTGCGCCTTCAGATCCGTATACACCTCTCCAGTCTGTAAAACCGAAGCTGTATCTTTCTCTGACTTTGTATCTTAGGTTACCAGTTTCAAAATCGCCTTCAACAGCTTTTTTGATTGGTGCTCTAACAAAGTGTTTCATTCCATCAGGGCAATCAGTTAATATGAAGTATTGATCAGGGTCAGTAAATCTTTGATTTACTACAACACCTTCAGGGATCATACCCATATTTCTCATTGCGTTGATGTCATTGTCAGCAGTTCCTGGTCTAAGATTAGACTTAAGGATTCTTTCTGCAATAAACACCAATTGAGGTGGAACCGCAAGTTTTCTTCCTGATAATGCAATAGGTATGCTTCTATCATCAACAGCAGTTGAGATTTGTACTAAAAGTGTCTCTAAAGACGTTTCAGATAAATCCGCAGGTGTTGCTAAGATGTTAGATGCTGTACCACCGCCACCAAGTGGGTGTGAACCATCAAGTAAAGCTTGACCGTCACCACCTAATGAAGTAGTTGTTGCATTATTAAAGATGTTTGCACCTTTGATCTCTTTAGTATGTTGCATTGATCTTGCTAGTGCTCTTGCGTATTTAGCGCCTAGAGAACCATACAAGCCATCTTCTTCAGCTTCTTCTGTAATCGCAAAAGCTAAAGCGACAGTTTCATGTACATATCTTGAGACAAAGCCTTCTCTGCCAGAATCATAATTGATCATGGCACCTTCAGCTTTTGTTGGTGCAGCACCGAATCCGATCATTTGTACATCTTCTTCGAATGCTTTCATTGATTGCTCTGTAGAATATAACGATCTCCATTGTTCAGGGTATCTATCATATTCCATACCAAACACGGTGTTTAAACCTAGATTGAGCTGTTTGGTAAAAAGTGCTCTGTTTAAAGCCATTTTTTAACTCCTATTGTTAAGGTTATACACCAGCGTTCTGAGTACCATATAGAGATAGATTGATTACTACTTCTACATCAGCGTCAGCGCCTACTGCATTGTTTGGAATATCAATTAATCTTAAAATTCTCAACGTTTTAGCAGTAGTTGCTAAAGTTGCGAAATCTAATTCATCAGTTGAATGTCCATAGGTTGAATTAAACGTGCCAAGTGTTACGTTTGCTAAAGCTCCTACTGCTGTAGAAACAAAAGTTCCGTTGACTTGAACCGCATAAGTGATATTTGGATCATCGTACACGTAAGCTTTAATAGGCTCATTAGCCTTAGCTGTTGTACCTGTGTTCCAAACTTTAGAGAATTTAACATCACCAGTATTATTATCAATGTATTCAACACCATAAAAAACACCGAGAGCTGTTCCGCCCGCTGTGCCTCTTATAACTGTTCCATTGGCTGCCAAAGTAACGAGGTCTCCACTTGCAAGATTAGCTGCATAACTATTTGCAATTGCATACTCGTTGGCTCTAATAACACCGCCTGTTAAATGTCTTAATGGTACGAAACCATTTGGTGCATTTACATTTGCCATTTTTATTTACCTTTGTTAGTTGTTAACTGCCTTCCGAACTAACTGTAGTTTTAAAAGTCCTTTGGATAGGTTGGCCTGGTGATTCGACTTTGTTCATGTCGTTTTCGACTGATCTCATCAAGTTCTCTGTCATTTGCGCATAGTAATCATTTCTTTGATTCAACATTTCTTGCGGCATTTCACAAAGTACCATTCCTTCTATTCCAATATGCCCAGCAAATTTGCCATGTTCTATCGTTGGAAAATGTTGGCCATCTTTGATAGTTTTAACATCTCTAGGTGTCCAACCTTCTCTCAACCGTTTAGCTACATTCGTAGGTGTCTCCTGTCCCAATACCATTGTTGCTACCCAACGTTGAGCATAACCAGGTCTTGGTTCAGGCGCTTCTAATAAGTTACTCGGTCGCCATTTTGAAGCTAGTTTAGATTTCTCTACTCTAGTTTCGTTATTTATTTTATTATCTTTATTCATAATGTCAGGCTCCTTTCTATTGTCCTGTATCGCTAAAGCTTTTTACTTCTTTAGCAAATCGTTTTAGTGCTGCTTCATCTGTAATATCTATACCAAAGTTTTTAGCAGTGGCAAGATCATCACTAGTGAGCTTAACTCTATTACTAGGTGTTCCTTTTTTACGAGAAACTCCAGCAACTGGAGATT